AAAGTACAACTTAGCGAAGGTCAACGTGATGTTCTTTATGGACAGCGTATTAACCCAATCGCAGACTTCCCATCAACAGGAATGGCAGTATATGGTCAGAAGACTACACAAGCAACTGCTAGTGCCTTAGATAGAGTTAATGTTGCTCGTTTGACAAACTATATGCGTCACAACTTAGACCAATTATCTCGTGCATTCTTATTCGAACAAAACGATAAGATTACAAGAGATAATATGAGAGATGCAGTAGAACGTTTCTGTGGCAATCTTGTTACTCAAAGAGGTTTATATGACTTCTTAGTAGTATGTGATAACTCAAATAACACACCAGCAAGAATTGATAGAAATGAATTATGGGTAGATGTTGCAATTCAACCAGCGAAAGCAGTTGAGTTCATTTACATCCCACTTCGTATCAGAAATACTGGCGAAACATTATAATATAAACTAGAGAGTTTAGTTTAAAACCCCTCCATCAGTGAGGGGTTTTTTATGGGCGCCATTAACGTATCTGATAAATACAGATATGAGAATTAATGAAGTCATACTACACGAAGAATTACTAGACGTAAAGTCTGTGATAACTTCGCCTATTAAAAAACTAGATAAAGTTTTTAAGAGTAACAACTATGAATTAAGAATAGTTGGCGGCGCTGTGCGTGACTTAGCGTTAGATAAAACACCAAAAGATATTGATTTGGCAACTGATGCTACGCCAGAAGAAATGATGAAGATACTTGATAAATCAGGAATCAGACATATACCTTCTGGTTTAGAACATGGAACTATCACTGCGATACTAGATAACGAGCCATATGAAATCACAACACTAAGAGCAGACAAAGAAACAGATGGCAGACACGCAGAAGTTGAGTTTGTTAAGAGTTGGGAAGAAGATGCTAAACGTAGAGACTTGACATACAATGCTATGAGCATGGATATGGAAGGCAATGTATTTGATTACTTTGGTGGCATGGACGACTTACAAGATAAAGTCAGTAAGTTTGTCGGTGACCCAGAAGAAAGAATCACAGAAGACTATTTGAGAATATTAAGATACTTTCGTTTTCAAGGTAGACTATCAACTCCTACTTGGGATAAAGACACACTGAAAGCAATCAGTTCAAATGCAGAAGGTTTGAAAAAGATAAGTGCTGAAAGAGTGTGGCAAGAAATGGGCAAAGTTCTTTCAGGTAACAACGTTGCGAATATATTAGATTATATGGCTAAGACTGGTGTTAGTAAAGTTATAGGATTATCAACTAATGACTTGAACAAAGTAAAAGATAATGGTAATTCTATCGTTGCATTAGCACAGACGGGCAACACAATAGATATAGCAAAGCGTTGGAAATTAAGCAAAGTTCAAGCAACTATGTTAGACTTTCTAGTTAAGAATAAGAATAATACACTTGACCAAAAGAAAGTAGAAGATATGATTGCTGATGGAGTTGATAAGACTTTAATTACATCATTAGCAACTTTACAAGGCAAAGAAGTAAACATAGACGCAGAAGTTCCAAACTTTCCGGTAACAGGTGCTGACTTGATTGCCAAAGGTATGAAACCAGGACCAGAGATGGGTGCAAAACTTGGACAACTCAAACAGAAGTGGAAGCAAAGTAACTTCAAGGCAACTAAAGATGAATTGTTAAAAGAAAATTCAGACTTAGGCACACAAAGAGGTAGATTAGAATACTATCTAAAGAAACCAGTCGAAGATGGAATGTTAGTTCATTTATCTGGTTTAGGAAAGTTTCATAAAGATAACGATGAATTAGCAGATATAGTACCAGAAAGAAATGGAGTATATGCTTTACATCCTGATAAATGGGAAAGCACATTTTACAGTCTAACAAATAAAGATTTCAAAAAGATTGTTCACTATAAACCAACATTAATAAAAGCACCAGCAGATATGATTGTTGCTGATATGGCTATTGCAAATAGATTTTATAGAACAGATAGTCCAGAAGAACAAGAACAACTTGCTAAAGAATATAAAGATAGTATAGGTAAAGACATATCTAGTATGAAAATGCCAGAGGTGATTATGCCTGCGGCCAAGTTATCTAAGATGGATGAAGCAGTTCATAGATTTATGACAGGACACGGCGTAACCTTTGCTGGTAAGAAACATGATGAGATAGAGATTGAAGTGACAGGGACTGATAATGTGAATAAGAAATATATCGTTACAATACTTGCTCCAAAAGAACTATTTGGCAAACAAACTCAAATCTCTTCTAAGTATATGAATAGAGGACCTTGGACTAAAACAAAAATAGAAGATGCATTTAAGTAAAAAAACCATGGAACTATTACTTGTTAATTACAAGAACATACACAGTGCTATGTTAAAAGACTGTGCTGACAAACAAAAGTTCACTAAGTTGATTGCTGATTTAGAAAAAGATTTAGAGGAGTTAGAAGATGCAAGTATATAAGGAAACAATCTGGCACTTCACTTGTAAATCTTGTACTGGATTTTGGTCTATTGCCGCTTCTGATGAATGGGTGCCAACAGAACTGTTTTGTCCACACTGTAGTTCGAAACGCACATATGACAACGAACTAGCAGACCAGATGGATGACAATGACTATCTTCCTGAAAGCAAGCCGTCTCAACTCGAAAACTATTATGAATTTGAAGACGAGTTTGGCGATATGGAAGAACTTAAAAAAGAAGAATGGTGTTCTTGTGGACACAAAATCATAGATTGTGACTGTAAAGCAGGATGCAAATGTGGTTGTAATAAACGATTTTTAGGTGCATATTAACTTACAACTTAATTATTGATAAAATAGATAAATACTAGTGTTAAAACCATAATCGAACACTATTATAGGAGATAAAGAAAATGGCAAGAACATTAAACAATTTTGGTGTACCTACTGATTCAGGCGCAGATGCCGTTGGTACTGGTATATTACAACCAAAACTAAACTATAGATTCCGTGTAGTAGTTGCTGGTTTTGGTGGAACTGGAACAAGTTCACAAGAATTCACAAGACAGGTTATGAATGTATCCCGTCCAAAGGTCTCACACGAGTCAATTCCATTAGATTCATACAACTCACGTATGTATGTTATGGGTAAACACACTTGGGAGCCAATTACAATAACATTGCGTGATGATATCGCAAATAATCTAACTAAACTAGTTGGTCGTCAAGTACAATCACAGTTAGACCATAAAAACCAAAAAGGTCCTTCAGCGGGTACTAATTATAAGTTTTCAACATTGATTGAAATCTTAGATGGTAACTCTGGTGATGCGACTGAGCAATGGCAGTTAGAAGGATGTTTCATCACAAACGCTGACTATTCACAGTCTGATTACGCAGTTTCAGACCCAGTAACTATCACTGTGACTTTACAGTATGATAATGCTGTTCTGAATGACGACATTATGCCACCTATGGACTTCGTATCTGATTCTACTGTAGCAGGTTAATAAACAGGAGTAACCTCCATGTCGTTTGAAAGAAAGAGTGCTAAGAATACGGCTAGACGAGTTCTAGCCGATAGTGCTAATGCAAAACATAGATTTGGATTCTCAGGTGAACACGGCTCACCTATTACTGAAAACGCACCTAAACTCTCTGACCTTTATTTTATAGAATTTAAAGCAGTATCAGATGATACAATATCGGATTTAACTCAATTGTCTGGCTTAGCAAAAGCAGTATCTCCTATTGCAATTAATACTTCAACAATGCCAATTGACCAATACGGTAAACGTGTTTTCGTTCCTACTCGTGTTGATTTTCCTGAAGTATCACTTACAATGTATGATACAGTGGATGGTCAAATGTTTAACTTCGCAGAAGATATATACAGTAAATTCTTTAAGAACCAAGATGCTAAAGTTACTGGTGCTAATGCAGAAGAGGTACTGACAAGTGCCCACAAACACGGCAGAAAATTACCTGAAAATAAACATTCGTACTATCATCAACATTTTGAAAAGATTACAATATATCACTTTTTTGGTAACCTTGATGCTTCGTCTCCTCATGCAAATGAAACACAAAACCGCGGTAAAGGAACAGTTCAAAAAATAGAATTGATTAATCCACTAGTCACAAATATTGTTTTTTCTCCAAGTGATTATAGTGTTACAGACATAAGAACTACAGATTTCACAGTTCAACCAGAAAACATAATAATAGGCAACGTAGACTCCTCTATAACATTCCCGGCTTGGATGACATTAGGAATGGATTATATGTTAGATGAATTAAGTCCACAACTTAAGAGACTACCGGGCAATCTTTATCCTGATAAATTTGCAGAAGGTCCAAGAGGCGAGTACTCTAGGTTTAAGTCAGTTAGTAGAACAGCCGGTAATGAAAATTATGAAGATTCTCTAGGCAAACAACGAGTTAATCAATATGGCAATGACGACAGAACTCAGGCTGAAAGTCTTACAGACCCAGCAAGAATAGAACAACAAGAGTATAACGACACGAATAGAAAACTAAACGAACTAATGAGATTGTATAATGCTCAAATTCAAAATCCTAATGAGCAAGGCAATGAAGCATTAGCAATGGCTTTAAAGAGTCAAATTGGAACAATTGACGCCGCAAGACAGAGTAGATTCGAAAGAGGACAAGAGGCAGGCGGTAATCAATTTGATACTCCATATACTCCAACATATACGAATCCAGATATTCCAACATTTGGTGGTATCGGAAACAGTAATCCGGGAGGACAAGGATATCCAAGATATTCTACAGACATTGGCTCAGCAATGATAAGAGAACTTGTCGGGTCATTCTTTGGCAATCGAAAATTTGATGCTAATAACATCAAAGGCACAGTAATAAATAAAATGATAGGTAACGATGGCAAATCAGAGAGTAGAAAGATTTTAGGACAAGTGTTGACTGACGGCATGGTTTCAAGTAATAGCGGAGCCTATCAAACAACAACAAAGGCAAATCAATCTATTCCAACTAAAAATACAGAAGTGTTTAAAACGAATAACACAGATATGTCAATTGGAGTAAGTAAAGCAATCTTACGAAAATTCTTAAATAACTAATAGTAAGGAAATTATAATGAAAATTGATATATTAACTGCAAAACTATTAAAAAAAGGATTCTCTCAATCAAAAGCAGAGGCATATGCAGTAGAACTTACTAACATAGCAAAGATTTACGGTGTAAGTCCGTACGACTTTGTTGATGAACTTTCAGAAGACTTCTCTTTCAATGACTTAGGCTCATTTGTTACGAATAATGCATTGCGATTTGGATATAAGACGGGCAAGATGACTCCTCTAACTCCAACAACATATGTCGCAAGGTCAATTATTAAATAATGGCGAAATTTCACAAAGGTCAATATACAGTACTAAACGCCTCAAAATACTCAGGAAAAGGGACACCCGTTTTTCGAAGTAGTTGGGAGCAGACTTTTATGCAATTCTGTGACAACAACCCAAATGTTATGGCTTGGGCAAGTGAACCAGTCAGAATTTCATATAAACATCCGTTAACTGGCAAAATAACATCATATGTTCCTGATTTCGTTATGGTATACAGAGATTCCAAAGGTAAGAAAAATGCAGAACTAATTGAGATAAAACCTGCTAATCAATCTAATCCTAAATTCGCAAAAGGTAGGGCACAACAGGCACAAGTAGCAATAAATTATGCTAAGTGGGATGCCGCTACACATTGGGCAAAAAAACGAGGTATGAAGTTTAGAGTTCTTAATGAAGGTGATATCTATTCTAACACTAAGAAACCTAAACCTAGAAAATAACAACACACCTTAGGACCGATATAAGTTTCGGCTTTGCTGTTACATATGTCTTATAGGTGAGGATGCCATTATCCATTATTCATATCGCTACTATGTCTACAAAAAATGGCAACTTTATTTTTGATAAATACGAATATAATTAATTAAGAGTGTATATTATGACAAAGAAACTAGAAGAAACCTTCAATATTCAACCAGCAGAAGAAGAAACTGTTGAAAAAGTAGAAGAAACTCCAACTATTGAAGAGTCTAAAGAACTTACTGAAATTTTATATTCAGAATTAGCAACTACTGAAAAGATTGATAGTGCGTTACCGCTAGTATCAGACCTTAATCAACATGATAAAGAGATGGACGATATTCATCAAAAGGCATTAGATGCTTTTAATGACTTAGTTCAATTAGGCATGAATGTAGAAGTTCACGCTGGTGCTAAGTTGCTAGAAACAGCAAACCAGATGCTAAAAACGGCTATGGAAGCAAAAGATAGCAAAGTTGATAGAAAATTAAAGATGATTAACCTTCAATTACAAAAAGCCAAGTTAGACCACAACGTTGCAAAGGCTAAACCAGAGGGAATTGAACTAGAAAGTGACGGAGCAGTTGTAATTGACAGAAATGAACTGTTGAAACGCATAGACAATGCCCAAAAAGACATAGAAAAAGATAAATAAGAATAGAACAATTATACTTTAAAACATATTTGGAAAGCGTTATGAAAACATTTAAACAATATTTAACAGAGTCCACTAAAGAACACAAGTTCACACTAAGGTTCTGTTGCGACTTAGATGAAGCAGGTGCAAACCGTATTGAGGCATTCTTGTCAAAATATGACCTTAAGTCGATGTCAAAAACATCAACTACACCAATCACTAAGAATCCAATGTTTTTCAAAGATGTAGAAAACTCAAAAGTTTCAAAAGTCGATATCGCAACAGGATATCCATTATCAGCAGATATTCTAAGACAACAACTAAGTGATTTACTTAGTATGCACCTTACACACGTTGCTGTTCATCCAGAAGGATGGGAACCAGAAGAAGAAGTTGTTGACGAAGACAAAGAGGCACTATTAGTATCAGATTATGATGAAACATCAGATGACGGTAAAACTTACGGTAAAACTTTTGTAGATAAATTTTTAAATGATTTAGAGAAAAAAGAACATGAGGTTGTAGAGAATGAAATGAGCGTAACGCCAAAATCTGACCCTGCACCAGAGCAAATGGATAAAGAAGAAAAATCTACTCCATCTGTAATTTCAGGAGACGAAAATGACTAAGAAATATACATTAACAACATCAGAAGAAACTGTTACAGAGAATCCAGAAGATATCATCAGATTGATGAAACTAGCAGGTCTCACAAATGCACAACCAGTTGCTGAAGAAGAAGTAACTGAAGAAGTAGAAGCAGAAGTCTATGAGCCTACTGAAGCAAATGACGAACTAGACTTAGATGATTTTTCTAAAAAGTCTCCAGAAAGCATTTCAAAACAAAAGAAATCAATTCAACCAACTCTTGGTGATAACCCATTAGAGTACTCTTTAGACGAAAATGAAATCTATGAAGCAATGATGGAAGAATTCAACGAAATCGAAGAAGTAGAAGAAGGCAAACTTCCTCCTGGATTACAAGCATATCAGGATAAGAAAAATGGCAAAAAATCTGACAAAGAAGAAACAGATGAGTCAATTGAAGAATCAAAGCCAGACTTTTTAGACTTAGATAAAGATGGCGACAAAGAAGAGTCAATGAAAAAAGCGGCTAAAGATAAAAAAGAAAAAGTAGAAGAAGATGGCACAACTGTCTCTGTATCTCGTAAACCATCAGTAACAAGCAAGCCTGTATCATCTACAGACAAGGCTAATGCAGATGCAACAAACGCCGCATCTGATGAAAAGTTAATTAAAAAAGCAGTAAATAGAAAACGCAATTATAATGATGATGGAATTGCACCACCTAGTGGACATCACAATAATACTTCTAACAGATGGGCAGAATCAGTAGAAGAAATGAGTGAAGAAGAATTAAACGAAATAGGTCGAAGCAAACCAGAAGAAGAAGAACGATTAGCAAGGTTAGAGAACCAATTAGCAAAAATGAATAAATCTGGTAATACTTTGGGTGCAGAGTTTACTCAAAAAGTAATTGACCAAGCAAAAAGAAACTTAGCAAATATGACTGAATCAGAATTAAAAGAAGATTGTGGCTGTGGTCACGGTTCAGATTGTGGTTGTGGTCCAGAATGTGATTGTGGTTGTAACTCAGTAAAAGAATCAACTGATGAATTATCAATACAAGATGCAGTTAATGAATCACAAGAAAGACTTAAGTATCTAATAAGTCGTTAAAAATAGCATTCCTCCATTGCAAAAAAGAAAGTCTCCTTAGTGAGACTTTTTTTTGGTCGCCCAATAAAAAACCCGGCGATTAAACCGGGTCTTCTAATATATTTCAGAGTTGATTATCAATTAGTATGCATAAGACCCATCATTATTTCTAATAGTGTCTGATGCTGTGTCGGTAATTGAACCAAAGTCTTGTGTGTCAACTCTAACACCAGTAATTTCACCTAGTGAAGTATAACCACGAGTTCTTCCAGTTGAACCACCTGTTGCAGAACTATGTCCTGCGCCTCTAGTTGGTAAATCGTCACCGCTGTCTGTTATAACACCAAAGTCGTCCATTTCTCTTAAAT